CACCAAACATTGCTACCCAACCAGCCATAACCCAACCAACAAAGGGAACAGAGGAAACAGTAGGAGCAGCAGCAGCACCAATACTGGTCCCAACCAGTCTCCCAGTTCCTTCTGCACTTCCAACTGCTTTGATACAGGCTTCACTTTTTCTTATTTCAGTTATCCTTGCTGCTTCTTCCTGAGTTAAACCAGATTTTCCATCTATCCAAGATCTATGGTTAGAAACTGGACCTCCCTGATTAGTTTGACCATCCATGAAGTACTCTTCAGTAACCTTAGTTGTGTTGTTTGATAGTCCTAAGAAACCTGCCTTCTCCTTAATATCTTTAGTAAGGTATGCTGTTTTAGGATCATTTGCACTATAACTTATCTTATATCCATCCTTATCTGCTGAAACAACATAAGATGTATAGTCTCCTACAGGAATATCTAATGATGGTAACTTGCTTTCATTAGATCTATTTGCCAACATACCAATCATACCTATATGACTAATACCTAAGACTGCACCTAGACCAAGTGCAAAGAATTTTCCAAATTTATTTTCCATTGCTATCAGGTGTAATTTTAACAGGTGCTTGCTCTATTCTAATAGTCTGAGCAGGTGCTGTTTGTGCTGCTGCAGCAATCAATCTTTCCATATCACCCTTAGAGACTCCTCCACCTCCACCTCCACCAGCAGAACCACCCTTCTTGGTTGTCTGAACGCCAAAGGTAGCTAAAACGCCTGTGAATACTGAAGCGATGAAAGTTGGATCCAGATCCTGTTTAGGCATCCTAAGAGCTGATGGCAACTCAACATATGCTAATGTTAATATTGCACCACTCCAAACCAAAATTCCAAGTCTCACAAAAGTAGAGAGAATCATCATCTGCTCTTCTTTATCATCAAGTCCTTCTTTTAGTTTAGAAAGAAACCCTTGTTTTTTGGGTTCTTCTTTCTTTACTTCTTCTTTTTCTTTCTTTACTGCTTCTGCCATAATCTTTTACGTATCTTCTATATATAGGCGTTTTAACACATATTTAACCTTCTTGGTCTTGTAATCTCTCTACTACAGTCTTTGCTTCCATTGGTGCTACATCATTTAATCCATTTGCATCAAACCAAGGAGCACTCTCCCAATCAAATCCTTCTCCAAATGTATTGTCAGGTGACATGACATACCAATGACATTTTGCATCAGGCACATCTACTGCACACACTGCCCAATCATCTGCCCATTGTGGTACTTGTACATACATCACTGGTAAGTGATTTGCAAATAATGAAATGATAAAAGAAAATAGGATCATACAACTCCTGCTATGCCTGCTGCTGTTCCTACCCCTATAAAGAAAGCAAATTCCAGCAAACCATGATGTTCTACTGGAATATTTATGAAGTGTGAAATAATTTGAGTCATTTAAGCTTGTTCTCCTCAGCTATTAAGTTTTATGAAAATACGAACGGTAGTCCGTTGACTGCAGTGAATGCAACTGCACATGCAAATGTTAATGTGTAGATCATTTTAGGTAAAAATACTTAGTATATATTATATAGGTATTTCTACTCCCTGTCAAGCACCTGATGGAGCATATGAAGGTTGCATGTCTCCAATCATTATTCCTTTACCACCTTGGAAATCATCATCGTCATCATCATTAACTGCTCTAAGAAGTAGTTCAATTAATACTAAAGCAGCCATAGGATAGAAAACCCATAACACTACTTTGAATATTGAAACTGTTTCTGCAACTTGATAGAGATCACTCATTTAGGTAGTTTTGTAAAAGGATATGAATAAGTATTTAGTTTTGTAAAGTTTTATGGGGAAAAAAAATTAAACCATTACACCTGTAGGGATAGCAGAAATAACTGCCACCATAAAGATGTAAGGTATAAATTTAAAGGGAACTGGTTGTCTCTTTATTGAGTTCATTATACGATACCTGGTATAAGTTGACCTGTTGCTAAGTAGATGCCACCAAATAGAACGAATGCAAACATTGCTGGTCTACCGATTGCTCTCTCGAAGATATCTTTATTGTTCATTAGACGAAACCTGGAATGATTTGTCCTGTTGTTAGGTAAGCACCTAGACCTGCTATGATGCCTAGCATTGCAAATCTGCCATTAAGCTTCTCTGCAAAAAACTTTTCCTTTTCAATTGTTCTTGTTTCTGTTTTGTTTGTCATTAGAATATACCTGGAATGATGTTTCCTGTTGTAGCATAAGCACCAACTGCTGCTACGAATCCAAGCATTGCTGCCCAACCATTAAATCTTTCTGCTTCTGGAGTCATGAGTTTTTCCTCTTTAGTAATTGTGAATTGTGAATAAATTTTCATTCTTAGAATAGACCTGGAATGATCCATCCAGTTAAACCATAGTTAACTATGAGTGCAAAGAATCCCATCATGGCAAGTCTGCCATTGATTTGCTCTGCTTCTTTCCAAAAGTTTGGAAGTGTTTTGTTTGATGATGTCATTAAAATATACCAGGAATAATTTGACCTGTTGTGATGTATGCACCTAGAAGTGCAACAAAACCAATCATAGCCCAACGACCATTGACTTTTTCTGCATTCTGAGGATATCCCTCATAAGACACCTTCTCATCAACATAAGGTGTTGGTTCTACAGAGTAGATATTTTGTCTACCACCAGATTCAGTTGTAACTGTCATTGAATTATTAAGTTATGTAACTATATTATATATAAAAGATTAAATTTTGTCAAGTTTCTTAACATTTGGATATCAAAACATCAATAATTAAACCTTATATGGACTATAAATTAAATTTATGTAACAGTTTCTGCACATTCTGGATTAGATTGTAAATGAAAGTTTATATGCATTGTCTCTATGAATATGAATGTTCCTACTAATATAAGGTTGAAGATGGTGACTGGATGTGTCAATACCTTTATCATGGCATAAAAAAAACTCTCCACTATGTAGAGAGTTTTGGGTTTGTTCCTTTTGCAGAGACCGCACGATAAGGTCTCAAGGTTATTTAGAAAGTGAACTTAACACCTGCTTTAGCAGAGAAGTCAATGTCATCAGCTGGTGTAGTTACTCCAGAGATTTCACCATAGAACTTATCATAAGAACCACCAAGGTATCCAATGATTTCTACATCACCAAACTCATCAGCAGTTTCTGTGTGAGTCACTGTAGGACCACCAGATACATACCAACCAAGTCCACCTTCAGTAGATCCTTCATATCCAACTACTGCTTCTAATCCACCAGATGTATATGCTCCATCAGGATATGAACCAGTTGCTTCTAAATTGACATATGGACCAGCAAAAGCTGCACCAGATACTAGAAGAGGAGTTGCTGCTATTGCAGCTATTGTTGATTTAATCATTTTATTTGTTATTGTCTCGCATGGGCATTAAAAAAACCCTGCGGATGATAGTTTTCCCGACATGGAAAACCTTTTACATCTACGTAGGGTTACGATCTTTCGAGTCCTTTGTATAATGTTATTTATGTGAACTGTCACATGTGCCAGTTACACTATATCTGATTCTTAACATATTGTCAAGTTTTTTGTGGTTCATTGAGTGAGGATTCCACTACCCTACCAAGATAAGGATCATAATCCATAAGGTGATCTATATTAGTTTGTGCACCATTCTGACTCCAATAAGCAAACTGAGCATCAAAATTACCTTTATGAAATACATCTATATGTTCTGGATGTATAGAAGAACCTAGATCTAGTTTGTATAGAAGAAGTGGAATAGTATATGTATTACCAGAATTGTATAGAAGATCATCAGCAACTGCTCTAGGTCTTACACCATTATCCAATCTATACTTATCCTTTCCTCTCCAATGTAATTTCATCATCTTCTCTGCATGATGTCTGGTAATAATATAACAAGCAGTAGAGAACTCATTTACAAATCTTTTATGGATTTTGATATTGACATCACCTGTACATATAACAGCAATCTGAACTACATCCCAGTCATAAGGAACCTTGGCATAGAAATCATTCCAAGTAAAATT